CGCACCGGGGAATATCAAGAATAGCCACTTCCATGTGGCTGCTTGTATCAGGCTGCTTGATCTAACCTTTCCTGCTCAATGAGCGGGTTCACAACTCTCGATCTAAGTATCCGGTAGATCGCTTGAAATCCTTCGCCGTGAGGCTTCCGGTAAATCTTCTTCAACCATCGGGTATATGGGCCACACCTGTGTTGAATGTGGTGCGCCACTTCGTGAGCTACCACACCAAGTAGGACAAGCTCTGGCGTGATGTCGTCCACGGAACCGATAACAGGGTCTTTGTAATAGGCGGTATACTCATTGAGTCTGATCCTCTTACGTCTGAGGTAAAGAACGTCTATACAAATTCCCCATGAGCCTCCGTAAGAACGCTGGCCTCTGTGCTTCACATTGACGGCTATGCTGTTCAACAATTCTTGGTATGACTTACCAAGCTCATGTTCCTTCTTTGCCATCTCACGAAGGCACATCTTGGTGTACTTGATCACCAGATTCTTTTCGGCGGTTGTGACGTTTTCGGCTTTTATGATTTTCATGTTACCCCCACCACTTGCCGGTCATCTTGGCTTTAGGATTGTCGCTGCTGATGATGTCTGCGAGTATCTCATCTCGCAAACTTTGATCCTCACATACAATGTGCTTTGGCTTTAGCTTGAAGGTGTCCCTGTACATCGCCTGAGGATCATCAGTGACTATTTGGTACTCCACTGTTTTCTTGCCTTTGGTATAGAACATTTTCATTTTTATTTCTCCGTTTAGTTGCTGCCTTTCCCAGACAGTGAAAACATTATCCCATATATATTTACATATGTCAACACTTATTTTAGTTGACAATAGTAAAGTTTACAGGCATACTTTCTCACGCTTGCAAAACAACTGGAGAAAAATATGTCATTTGAAGCAAAGGTCTGGCAGACCCTATCTGCTATCAATGTAAACGAACACACCGAGAAGAAAGGCAATAGTCTTACCTATCTGTCTTGGGCGTGGGCGTTGACCGTTCTGAAGAACCACTTCCCTGAATCATTTGTCACCATCAAGAAGGAAAAGACCTACAGCGATGGCACGATGGAAGTGCGTTGTGAGGTGACTGTAAAAGAAGGCGATCAATCGTCCACACAGTCAATGTGGCTGCCTGTAATGGATAACCGGAACAATGCCATCGCCAACCCAAACGCCCGTAAGATCAATGATGCCCGCATGAGGTGCGTAACCAAGTGTCTCGGATTGCATGGTCTCGGCCTGTATATCTACGCCGGGCAGGAGTTACCAGAGCCTGAAGCTGAAGAAGCCAAGAAGCCATTGACAAAAGATGAGATGGACAACCTGATTGACCTGCTGGATGCCACCGAGACCGACCGCGATCAGTTCCTGAAGCACTACAAAGTGAAGAAGCTGGACGAACTGCGCAACGGCAAATACCAGAATGCCATCAGCGTCTTGGCCAAGAAGATGGAAAAGATCGTGGAGGCGCGTGATGCGGGTCAGTGAGCATGAGCAGCGCACCGATGGCTGGTACATGGAGCGGCTGGGGAAACCCACCGCTTCCAGCTTCCATCGAATCATCACGCCTACCGGGAAGTCTGCTGCTGGTACGGATGCCTACGTCAACGAACTTGTCGCAGAGATCATCACAGGAAAGCGTGTTGAAATACCGGTCACTGCTGCCATGCAGCGCGGTACTGATCTGGAACCTGAAGCCCGTGAAACCTATGAATTAATCACTGGCGAAAAGGTATTCGAGATTGGTCTTTGTCTGCATGACGATCTGGATTGCGGTGCAAGCCCGGATGGTCTGGTAGGTGATGATGGCCTGTTGGAGATCAAATGCCCGATAGCGTCCACCATGGTGGGTTATTTGCGTGATGGTGACGACAAGTTGCCATCCAAGTACATCCCCCAGTGTCAGGGACAGCTATGGATCACGGGGCGAAAATGGCTCGATTTCGTGGCGTATCACCCGGACATGAGGATCGTCATGGCCAGAGTTGAGCGTGATGAGGCTTATATTGAGTTGCTAGAGGAATATATATCGGCGGCTTGCCAGACCATCCAGAAAGCAGCAAAAACATTTCGGAGTCAGTGATGGAAATGCTCCCCTACATTTATGAACAAGCCACTGGCCTCAAGTGGAAGGACGAAGATGAGGCAATCAAGCAGGTCTGGGCGTTAGCATGGAATGCATCGTTAAAGGCCGTGAACCAACAACTTAAGCATCTTGCATATAAAGGAGAAGATGAAAATGAGTGAACAGTATGACAACGACAATCAGGGCGCTGCATGGGCTAACGACAAGCGCGAAAAGGACTGGCAAGCGCCTTTCACCGGCACCGCTATGGTCAATGGCACTGAATACTTCTTGGATGTTTACATCACATCCAAAGAGGAGTTGGAAGAAAACCCCAAGAAACCACGGGTTCGCATCAAGCTGAAAGAAAAGCAGAAGCAGGCTGAAGCGCCAAAGAAACCGGCGCAGTCTGACGACTTCAATCTGGACGTACCATTCTGATCACCGGGGGCGCAAGCCCCCTTTCTTGGAGACGCAAAATGTTTGGGCAGAATTTACTGGAAATCATCAACCGCCGTGGCATCAAGCAGGCGCACTTGGCGCGAGTGCTTGGCGTGAGCAGGCAGAGAATCAATCAGATCACTAAGTCCAGAAAAGTAAGACCGAAAATCGCTGAAGCGCTTGCGGCAGAACTTGGTGTTGATGTGGAGGTGCTGACAGGTGCAAACGTGGACAGTGAATAACGATTTCTCAAAGGATCAGTTCATCGAGAACGTGGAGAAGATGTACCGGGAACACCATTATCTGACTTTCACTTGGACTATCGGCAAGAAGCGAAGCCCGGCACAAAACAACTCGTTACACTTATGGCTGGGCCAGCTTGCGCACAAGCTGAACGAATGCGGGCTTGATATGAAAGCCGTGCTGAAGCAGGAAACGGAAATCCCGTGGACGGTTGCCAGCGCAAAGGAGCATCTTTGGAAGCCCATTCAGAAGATCATGACCGATAAGGACTCCACCACGGAACCAAACACGGTGGATTACATAAAAATTTATGAAGTCTTGAATCGGCATCTGGGCGACAAGTTTGGTGTCCATGTGCCGTGGCCGCAGGGGGATAGATGATCAAATACGAGATCACAGATGGTTGGCGAAAGTACGCCGAAAAAAAATACACTGGTCGTAAGTTCAACGAGAATACAATCAAAAAGGGCGGTGAGGGTCAGATAGCCGGGACAATCGGCGAGTTGGCGGTGGGTCGCTGGCTTAAAGAGAAAGGCTTTGATTTTGATTACGTTGCAGATGAATGCGTAGATTACGACTTTGTGGTCAATAAAGATCACAAGATTGATGTCAAGACCAAGAACTCAGTCGGCGCACCCAAGTCAGGCTACATGGTTCGTGTACCATATAGCCAAGAGAAGCAGAACTGCGACACTTACTTGTTCACCTATTGCACTAGCGATTACGTCTACCTGATGGGCTGGGTTGGTAAGGATGACTGGTGGGCAGGAGACAAGACATTTGAGGCCAAAGCTGGCGACATCATTGACGGATTCAAAGAGAAAGTCAGGTGCAGGTACAGTTTCGTTGGCGACTTGATTGGGTTAGACTACTTGGAACTATGCTTCGTAGCGGTGTAAGTTATGGAAATAGAACGCGATTTTATGGATCAGGTGCATCGAGCAAAAGGGATGCTTGAGGTAGGTCTTGACCAATACAGCCGGGCTGAGATCAAAGAGATGTACACTTTCATGGTGTCTCTTGGCGTGACTTACCACCGAGCCTTTGTGAAGCCTTTTTTGGATGCACTTGATGAGAACCCGGAGATGCGCCCTATGCAGGGCGAAGACACCTGAAACGGACGCGATCCACAGCAAGCTGAAGTCTTTCTGCTCGATGGAGCATCTGATCGAGTACAGCAGGAGCGCCCAAGCCCAGCAGTTCGTCAAGAAAGCCAAAGCAAAAGAGACGCGGGAAAAGAAAGAAAAACTCAGAACCCGCTCAGAATGGCTTAAATTGGCGCAGAAGGCGTTTAACGAGTACATAAGGGTGAGGGATAGGGGTAAGCCCTGCATCTCTTGTGGGGCTTCTCAGGGCGTCACAGTGCTTGGTGGGGCATTTGATGCTGGTCATTACAGGTCAACTGGCTCGGCTCCGCATTTACGATTCCATACTCATAACTGCCACGCCCAGTGCGTCAAGTGCAACCGCTACTTATCTGGGAATGTCGTGGAATACCGGAAGGGGCTGGTTGACCGATGTAATCTTGAAATCGTGGAGGCGCTGGAGCAAGATGATCGGCCACGTAACTACACCATCCACGACCTTCAAAGGATCATTAAGCTATGCAAAAAACGAATAAAAAGCACGGAGAGATGTCAGAAAAACCATG